TGAGGCATACGAAGTCACAACAGCTCAAGAGCTCTTGGATGACTATCTTCATCAGAGTCCTGAAGATGATCAGAAAATGTTCACCAAAGAGATTACTAAGATGCATCTGATGGGGATGACATACAGAGAGATAAGAACATTGACTGGCATCAGTCTTGATACTATTCACTTAGCAATTAAACAATTTAAATATGATTTATCTGATTATAATAACTCTACCAATAGGATTTGCGAGAGCTCTCCAGAGCTTCAATCTTCCTGATATGAAACCATTCAGTTGTCAGAGCTGTCTATCCTTTTGGATATCAGTCATTGCTGCATCATTCTTTGATTGGCATCTTGTTGGCTTGGCATTCATCAGCTATTTATTATCTGACTTAATATTGATCTATGAAAGTAAGTGATGAACTGATCCAGCAAGCTGAGAGATATTCAGCGACAAGATCCTTTTCTCTGAATGCTGGAATGAAAAGAGAGCTCAGTGATTGGTACAAAGCAATGGGATTTGGTAAGCTCAATGTGGCTTGCTCAACTTGCATCCGAAATGGAATGGGAAAGCTCCTCAAGTCAATCAATGATGGTGAGCAGCTCAAGCCTCGTATTCACTTTATTGGAATCAAACAATGATAGTCACAGCTCCGATACCAGTATTTGGTAGATTTCCTCTTGTCAGATTAACTATCTCAAGACTTAAGAGCCAAGGAGTAACTCCGATAATTTTAGGCCATGAGAGAGAGGCAATGGATATTGCCATGCAAATGGAGGTTGAATTCATCTCCATTGACAATGATCCTCTTGGCAACAAATGGAATAAAGGATTCCAAGCCTCAAAGAATTACAATGCTGATGCTGTCATCTTTATGGGATCATCTGACTGGTGCAGTGATGGATACATTCAAAGATGCAAGGAGCACAGCAAGGACTTTGGAATGATTGGTCAACTTGGCTGTCACTTTGCTGATGTCTCTGAGTCAATCAGACTTGTGCATTGGAAAGGATACAAGGATCAGATGAGGCAGAATGAGCCAATCGGCATTGGTCGATTTTTAAATAGAGAATTCCTGGAGGCTATCAACTGGACTCCATTCAATGGTCAACTCAACTCTGGTCTTGATTGGTCAATGTGGCTCAAGGCTATGAAGAGCAACCAAGACATTGGAATCTTGGAATGTGACAACTCAGTTCAACTGCTATCCATCTCGACAAACAAATGGAATAACAAACATAAATTCACCGATCATTGGACTGGATCTCTGAAGTCAGAGAGATGTAATGTCAGTCTATTGGATAAAGAGTTTAGTGAAATTAAACAACTATTATAATGCAAGCACATATCTCAGAATCTCTTGCTGGTCTTGACAAAGGACTCATTCAAAAATTTAACTTAACAGCATACGAATCACCGATCATTGATACTCTGTTCATGGGCATGTACAGAGAGGAGGATCTTGTCATGTTGGCAACACATCTTGGAGCAAGCACAATTGTTTGGTTTGGATCAGATGCCAAGGATCTGCCAGATGATTGGATTAAGTTTGTGAAAGAATCAGTCAACATTGCTGTCAGTCATCAAGTCCTTGAGACTTTGGCATCCAAAGGAGTGGAGGCAATCTGGTGTCCTATCAATGCAGTCATTCCACATCACTATCCATTGGTGCCAAATGGAGATAAGATATTCTGGTATTCTGGAAATGCTCCAGAGTATTATGGTCAAGAGCTAATCAACGAAATCAAAGAACGAATCAACATCCCTATCATCAGAGCTGGTCATGATACATTCGCAAAGTCAGAGATCTTTGATGTCTATGCTCAATGCTTTCTGAATCTCAGACTGACTCCACATGATGGCTGTCCAAATACCAACATTGAAATGGGACTCATGGGAAGGCGTTCAATATTTAATGGTGATCTGCCAGCCTCTATCCCTTGGCAGTCAGTGGATGACATCTGCCAATCAATCATGAGAGAGTATTCCACTCGGCATGTGGATAATGTGTATATTAGTAAAATTTATCATAACTTTGTTAACTATGAAAGAATGTCAACGCTGTTTGTTTAATGAGACCATAGCTCATATAGGTGATGAGCAATGTGAATACTGTGATCTTCATGATGAGCTGGAGAGACAAGCCAATCCTCTTGAGCTGAAGTTCATTGTAAAAGAGATTAAAAAGAAAGGTAGAGACAAGACCTATGACTGCATCATGGGAATCTCTGGAGGTATTGACTCCTCAACTCTACTCTACACTGCTGTAAAATACTGGGGATTGAGACCATTGGTGATCCATTTCGACAATCATTGGAATGCTCCTGAAGCTGTGCACAATATGACTCAACTGGTTAAGCTGCTCGGAGTTGACTCAATAACATACACTGTGAATAAGGAGGAATATGATAGACTGAATGATGCTTTCTTATGGGCTGGCGTTCCAGATGCTGATATTCCAAATGATATTGCAATGACCAAACTGATGTATGATACTGCATTCAAATACAACATCAAATACATTCTCAATGGTCATGATTTCAGAACTGAAGGATCAACTCCAAAAGGTTGGACTTATATGGATGCCAAATACATTCAATCAGTTTACAATAAATATTCTGGACTCAGACTCCAGAACTATCCTCTTTTCACTTTCAAAGATCAACTATTCTATGCTGCAATGGGTATCAAGAATGTCAGACCTTTTCACTATGGATTTGACAGAGATACAATGGAGGCTGAAATGAAGAGACTAATCAACTGGCAAGATTATGGTGGCAAGCATTGCGAGAATGTTTATACTGAGTTTGTTGGATCATTCCTCCTCCCTGAAAAGTTCGACATTGATAAGCGTATTGTCTATCTTGCTGCACAAGTGAGAAGTGGCAAGCTCACCAAAGAGCAAGCCATGGAGCAGTTCAACAAAAAGTCAGAATTCGATATCACAAAGCTTGGCTCCAGTGCAGAGAGAATGCTCAGACTAATCAACATCAGAAAGAGAGATCGGTCAGAATTCGATAGATATGACTTTAAAAAGTACAGAATTATCCTATGGCTACTCACTAAGATGAAAGTGTTACCATATACGTTTTATGTTAAGTATTGTAAATAATCGAACAATAATATATTATAATAACAATGGCATATTCCGATGAGTTTATAATACATCTGGAGGAACTTGCTCATATCTATATTGAGGAGTGTCTTAACCACAAGAAAGAAATGATATCTAATAAAGGAGATATTGTAATGGTATTGGATAGACATATTCCAACAATAGACTATTTTCTAAGGATTTGGATTCCTATTGTGAGGAAAGAAAAGAGTATTCATAGAGATACTTATTATTCTTGGTTAAATTCTGATGATAAACTCAAAACCGACACTATTAAAAAAATAGATGACCTATTCAAGGGCTTAGCCATTGACATTGTTGGCAATGAAGGCAAGGGTATATTCTATGCTAAGAATAGACTTGGCATGCATGATCGCCAGCAACTCGAGACTAAGAATGTAGAGAAGTTTGACTTTGAATGATAGTACTTGGCTACTTACCATTAGAACAGTTACCAAGTCACTCAATACACCCGCTATGGTTAATGGATTAGGGAGTCCCTGGTCGCCCACACTTAGCGGGTTTTTTATTATCTTTGTTTAATGTCAACAGTCAAAGGTTACAAACCACATGACAAACAGCGAGAGATTCATGATGCCATCAACCATGGCCATGAGAAGTATTATGCTCTCAACATTGGTAGGCAGTTTGGCAAGACCTTGCTTGGAATCAATCAACTACTTTGGTGGGCTATCAATGATAAAGGCTGTCGCATAGCTTGGGTCACTCCAGTTTATAAGCAAGGCAAGAAAGTATTCGCTGATCTTGAGAGAGCAGTTGCAAAGAGTGGCTTGTTTAATTTCAATAGGTCAGATTTATTGGTGAATGGCTTTGGCTCCACAATTGAATTCTTTTCAGGTGAGAGACCAGATAATATCAGAGGTAACACATTTGACTATATGGTTGTGGATGAGATGGCTTTCACCAGACCAGAGTTATGGGATGAAGTCTTGAGTGCAACTGTCCTGGTCAAAGGAAAGAAGATTATCTTTATCTCAACTCCAAAAGGCAAGAATCATTTTCATAGATTATGCATGCAGCCAAACTATGATGATCGCTATGCCTACTTTCATTATTCATCTTATGACAATCCTATGATTGATCCAAGAGAATTGGATGAAAGGAAGAGGTCATTGCCTGATCATGTGTTCAGACAAGAGTATTTGGCTGAGTTCATTGATAATGCATCT